GTGAGTATGCTATATTGGCTCTTATAGACCATTTCAGAGGCGGACCAGAGCCGATACACGAAGGAAATCTTATAAATGCATACACGAACTACAAGGCATTTCCTAAAGAAGACCTTTCTGTTCAGTATGAAGAACGAGATTTCATTCATGAAAGAGAGATACTATTATTAGAAATGGCGAGAGGATGTAAGTTCAAATGTTCTTTCTGTAGTTTTCCTATTCTTGGTGTGAAAGATGACCATACAACTTCAGAACAATATTTTTATGATGAGATGTTAAGAAACTATGACAAATGGGGAACTACCCACTACATGGTTCTAGATGAAACATTTAATGATTCAAGTGATAAGATTGCTAAGTACGCGGCTGCCTGTAGAAAACTACCATTCAAACCTAAGATGACTGCTTATATTAGAGCAGACTTGATGGTATCCAGAATACAAGATTGGGATAACTTGATAGATATGGGAATCACTTCTCATTTTTATGGTGTTGAGTCTATGCACTTGCCTTCAGCGAAATCAATTGGTAAAGGAATGAATAGTGGCAGAATACAAGATGGTCTATTAGCAGTAGATTCTTATTTCAGAAAGAATGCTGGCTTTTATAAAGGACACATATCTTTGATTGCTGGCTTACCACACGAAACGTTAGATACACTTAGAGAAACAAAAGACTGGTTAGAAAAGTATTGGCAACAAAATAGTTTCCATTTAAATATATTAATGATCAAAGACTTAGATAAAAATGGTACTTCATTAAATCACAACTCTGCCATGGATAAAGATTGGGCAAAATTTGGATATGAAAGGACTACTTTCCCAGAAGAGTGTGATATAGATTGGAGTAAAAGTTTCAATCCATACTTTAAAAATCTTTATGAGTATGTGGATAATTATGAGTATTATTTAAAATGGAAAAATCCAAATCTAAGTTTGTATGATGTTACTAAATTTGCTGTTGAAGAATGGAGTCAAGCCAAACTTAAAAATGGTATTGATCCGTTTATGTATGATAAGTTCTTTATCGATCCTACTGTTAAGTGGAGCGACTTTGCTGAATTGAATCATTTAGAAAGAAGAACAGAGCATATCAATGCTCAAATAGATTCTTATATAGAAAGAAAATTAGTCTCTTGAAATAAATCTAGCAGAACCAGGACTATCAGGAGATAAAGGATCTCCTAAACTTACTGCTACATGAACATCTGGTGCTGGCGCTGGAGCACTATTACCACTTTGCTGATTAATAACTATAGGCTCTGCTGGCTGTTGTTGTAGTGCTTCTACTTCTTCTGTGTTTTGTTGTAGTGGAACAGAATCAACCGCTGGTTGTGTGGTAAGAGGTGTTACATTACTTCTGCTTTCAAGTTCTGATGTTATGAGTGCTTTATTCTCATCGCTGATATCGTCATCTTTAATAATCGCTTGTAGTTGTCCTGTAGTCGCATCACCAATCATATCAGCATTTACTTCACTATTACCAATTATGTCTTTATCAAACAGACCACTATCTTTTGCGGAGCTTAAATCTTTTTTCTGTGTTGCTCTTGCTTTTATTTCGGTTTCTACAAACTCTGTAACTTGTTTAGTTGCTTCTTCAAGAAGTTCTGGCATTCTTTCTTTTACTTTAGGATCACCTTCTGGATATTCTCCATGAACTTCATTATACGCTTCTCTTGCAATTTCATAACCAGCAACACCCAAAGTACCCACAGTACCTACACCAGGAGCAAGTGCAGTAGCGGCTAGTCCTGCACCGACCATGTCACCTTCTATAAGTTTTTTCACACCTAATACACCACCAGCAACAGTTCCTAAAAAAGGAATTGCTCTAGAAACAAGACCTGGTCCTTTTGTAGCCACAATTTTTGCAATGATAGGTCCTAAAGGAATTTTGTTTGCCACTGTACCTGCAACATTCGCAACATTTTTTGTTTTGTTTAACAAAGATTTTACTGCTGGACTAGTTGTCGTAACAGGTTTACCATCAACGCCAAGTCCCATAACATTGCTAGTTGCTTTTTTTAAAACGTCTCCAGTTTGACTGGCTAAATTCGTAACTGGTTTGCTTGTTAGTATATCTCCGCCGGCTTTAAGTGCTCCACCAGTCATCCTTGAATTGCCTACTACTTTTACTGCTTTAGTTGAATCTAGTAGATCAAAGTCTGCTGGTTGTTGTGGTGTTGCATTAACTTCACCAGCATTTGCTTCATTAGATCCAAACATCATATTTAATGCAGCCATCCCTGCCAAACCACCAAGAGCACCTTTACCTACGCTCTTTGCTTTTTGTGGTATTGCAGGCATAGAAAATCCTGCTTTTATTTCTTCTTCTGTTTTTTCTTTAGTTGTAAATGTTTCTTTTACTTCTGTATTTTTATTAATATCTTTTAGTTCTTCTTTGATGTCGATCAAAACATTTTCAATGTCTTGTAGTGAATCATTAGATGATTCTAATACATTTGCATTTACACTAGTATTTCTTCCATTGTTATTGGCAAGTCCTGGACTTGCTGTTACGTTTCCAACTTCACCAGGATTGTTCGATGCTAGGTTTGCTCTAGCCATAGAATTGAAAGGAATTACGTTGTTAGTACTGCTACCTCTTCCGGCTAACATACCTGCACCAAATGTGGCACCTGTTTTCGCTACAACACCTACACCTCTTGCAAGCGAACTTGCACCTCTTAATACTGGTGTTGCTAGTTTAGATAGTACTTGTGGTAGCATTATTGTTTCCTTTGTTTATCCGCTTTCTTTTTTAGATGATCGATTAGCATACTTACATATACTTCCCTCTCCCATGGAACCCAACTTTCGATCTCTGTTAAACTGTATTTATGCTCTTGCATTAATAGAAAGTTAGTTTTGAAGAAATTCTCCATAGTTTCATGTGAGAGGGCTAGACGAAAAAATCCAAATAGCCATTCATATAAAACGTACTGGTCTTTTCACACTCTTTGTTCTTACAAGTAAATTCAATTTCTTTTTCAAGAACTGGCATAGTAGAAAAGAACTGTTTGAATGCGCCAAACTCTTCAAGAGACAAATTTTCAATAAACTCTACTCTGTCTTCTATGGACAAATCTGAAGCCATTAGAACATCATCTTTAGTATGAATTTCTTCAATACAACTAGCAGACGCATGATAGATATCCATTTCTTGTTCTGCTTTTCCAATTTCCATTAGAACTTCTGCTGTTGGATATCCCATAACTACTGCTGTAGAATCATTAACTTGTATAGGATTGATATGATCTTCTTTCTCTTGAATATCAAAATTTCTCATATCAATTTCTTCTGGCTGAGTCTCATTACAATGTCCACATACAAAGTTTACTTCAAACTTTGGTGAGATTGATTGTGATCTAAGCTCCATAAAAATTTTCTGTAGATCAAAGATTGGTATTTCATCACCTTGAATTTCTCCAAAAGAACAATTCGTAATTACTTGTTGAATTGCTTTCACAAGATCAAGTTGATCATCTGACTGTGTTGCCATTACTAGTATTTTTTCTTCCTTTACTAGAAAAGGTCTGAACTTATACGACTTTCTTCGGGACAGTACGTCAATTTCAAAAAGTCGCTGGTCACTTTGGGGTATGCTCATTATAACTCCTAATTATTAAATATCTAATATATCATCAAACGCATTCGATAAACTGTTTTTTATTTGACTCTCAAGACTACCAAAACGTAAGTTTAGTATTTGTCCAAGAATACTTCTTCTATCACCCTTCTCATATGGTACCCATCTCTTGTATGAGAATGTTACCGTACACCGAGCCGCACCTTCACCACCAGAATGTGATATTGGTGTAAGCGATATAACTCTAGGGAAAGCCTCTTTCAAGCACCATTCGCCTATGATGCCATTAATTCTGTCAAGTGCATAGACAGTTACTTCACCTATCATGTCATTATAAAATGAAACTTCTTTAGAATATGGGTTTACACTATTCATCATCCACTTTTCAAAGTACTCTCTGACTTCCCAATCAGTATCACAGAAGAATGTAAAAGACGCTGTATCACCATAAAATTCTAGATTACTTACGCGATTCTCTGTCCAAGATCCAATCTTTACTGGATTGTATACTAATTGTAGTCCTGGAATTGCGGCTTCTTCACATAAGAGAGAAACATCTCTACTTCCAGGAAGACCTGATGGAGCTTGGATATATACAGCAAATCTATTTGCTCGGGCTAAATCATTTCGTCTAACCTTTGTAACCATATCCCGAAGATCAAATACGGGTTTAGGTTTTCTTTTTTCAACCTTTGCTGGTTCAGGAGAATTCGCATCTGGCTGATTATTTGTTGGTGATGTGTCTGTCGTCATGGTTGATAAATATCCCTTAGTATGTTTATTAACAAGAACTATTTATATGACTTATAATAAAGAATTACATCAAGGCAAGTTTATTCCTAAAAACCCCAATAAATATTCGGGTAATGTGAAGAATATTGTCTATCGATCTGGTTATGAAGTAAAATTCATGAACTGGTGTGATATGAATGATGATGTATCTGAGTGGTCTTCTGAAGAGGTTGTCATACCATATCGATCTCCATTAGACAAAAGAATACATCGTTATTATATAGATTTTTGCATCAAGATACGAAATAAGACATACCTGATAGAAGTAAAGCCAGAAAGATTTACTAGAGAACCTTCTATACCAAAAAGAAAAACAAAAAGATTTCTTAATGAAGTAGCACAGTATGCGGTAAATCAAGCGAAATGGAAATCTGCTAGAGAGTTTTGTGCCGATAGAAATTGGGAGTTTAAGATTATAACTGAAAAAGAACTAGGAATAAAATATTGACTTATTCTGAAAAAATGTATAATACGAATAAAACGCACGATAAGTTCAAAGATATTCCAAATACTTGTGTACTAGGTTGTGAGAAAATTTTCGAACGGGATTTGAGTGATCATGTTAGAAAAGCTATTGAGGTGTTACCCTTAACAGAAAACATAATCGTCACTTTTTTATACGAAGCATTACATTCTATACATTGGAATGTTGTGTTTAATCTTTTGCTTGATGTGGGTTACAAACGTATTTTGTTTATAGATGGAGGAGAATTGCCTCCTATTTTAGTAGGAAAAGCACAATACGAAAAATTCAACAATAATATTCAGCATTTTACAGATAGATCATTACAATATTGCTACCCCGGACCAAACTTAATACCTGAACGAAAGAGAACAAAAGTTTTTATTAGTTTAGCAAGAATGGCTAGAGAAGAAAGAATATACTTCACGAATAATATATTAAACGATACAGAATTATACAATAAGGGTATAGTATCATGTGGGTGGGGAGACATAGAGCCCATGAAACTCCAGTGTATATCATTATCAGATGAAGAGATGAGTAGATTTCCTGTAACACTTGGTCATAAATCAGAAGATCAGCACAGTTACTTTGACGAGTTCTCTACTGCTATGTTCAATGTAGTACTGGAATCTTCTATCGGTATGAATACATCACGATACTATGATGGAGTATTTACAGATACAGATAGACTCTTTATAACAGAGAAAACAACTAAGGCATTCTATATGCACCAAATACCCATTATATTAGGAGCTCCAGGAATAGTACAACACCTAAGAAGCATGGGATATGATATGTTTGATGAGATTGTTAACCATGATTACGATAACGAAGATAATCTTTTCAAACGATGTGATATGATATTTGCCGAATTGAAACGACTATCTTCAATACCACTAAACCAATTAAACACGATGTTACTCACAACTTCTTTAGCCAATAGACTTGAACACAATCGATCTTTATTATCCTTACTCTTTAAAAAAGATCAAGAAGAAGAACAAAAAGTAATTTTAGATTGGATCAATAATAAGTTTTAACGAGTATAAATACTATATATGCCTAATCCATTTGAACAGATACGAGCCAATTCAAACGATCAGAAGAAAAGTTTCGACTGGTATATGAGACAGGTCCGTGAAGTATCAAAAAGTATTACATCTGCATCATCTACTCTAAATTCTGGTATAGGAGAACTTACACAGAAATTAGAAATGGGAAGTATGTAT